TTAGGCAGACGTGCCTGTGAAGTAAAGGATCAACGATGCGATGAAGAAAACAATGACGAAGATGAATGTTCCAACTACCCAGAGCCTGACATACCAAGGCACAGGTCTTAGCACTGGTCGGCCCAGAAGAAGGTCATGTCCGTACCCCATAAATCGATTTATCTGATGGCCGGCATAAGGTGATAGATGCTCTGGGCGGGGATGCCAGTACTTATCGATCTTAGTGGTAATGATGCCTGCGGCCATCGCGCACAAGAGCATAATAAAAACCAGTGCACCGAATAAAATCAACAGTGCGGCGGCGATAAACTTCATTTGAGTACATTCTCCACACTTTTATACAGCCCATCTCCCAGTGATTCCGTTGCGGACCCTGTTACATCAGATATAAAATTTCCTCCCAAATATCCCCCGGTAAGACCAGCACCAACAGCAATCACGGCAGCCACTGGTGCGCTTAATGTGACCCCCAAAACCAGCGCAATCCCTCCCGCCACAGTAACTGCCGCTCTAGCTGAGTTTATTGCCGCCCATGTGCCACCATAAAAGCCTCCGACTACTCGACCAGTTTGCTTCGAGGCTACTTTGACTGTTTCTCTCATGTCTCCTTGTCGATATGCCTCACGGGTCAGCCCTATCCCCATTACGCTATCGAGAACAACACTCACATAGCCAACTCGCTGCGCTCCCTTTACCGCTATGGCTATATTTTTCAGCCTGGCGCCTAACGCAGGGATCTCCCCTTTAGTGGATACAGTCCGCCAGTTGTGTGTAATGGACTTGGTTGATAATCCTAATCTGTGTTTGAGCTTGGGATAGTCCGGCAAGTTCACGCGGGACATGGTGAATCGCTCGACTGCATTGTTTAACTTGGCAAGATGGGTCTTTCTTCCCTGATAAAATTCAGGTGAAAAACTCCCACCTTGTGCGGCGTTGGTGTGAGAAACATAGAAGAGGTTTAGATCGTCAATGGCCTTGTAGAGGTCACCAAACCGCTGGCCAAGAGCGGTAGATATTCCCCCCACAACAGCAGATGGCAGCCCCGTATCGTGATTTACCGCCAAGTCTAAGACATCGACGTACTGATAGACCGTGGCCGCCTCGGCCGGCGTTAGTTGTTGGATCCCTTCGCTGGCTTCTTTGGCTTGAAGTTTGAGTAAGATCAGCCGGTCTTTCTCCGCCAGGGTCTTGGGGTTGTTGGCCAGGATCACAAGCTCGCCTGGCAGCACCATGTCTTGCAGGTGCTCGTTGTTGCGCTCAAACATCGACTGCTGCTGAAAGTTGGCATCTGGGCCGTACAGCTTTTTGTAGATGGCCGCTTTGCTCTGGTGGAATTCGTTCCAGTAGTACCCCACATCAAACTCTTCAACCTCCGGCCCCTGGGTCGCTGGCATCAACTTGCTCAAGGTGGGTTCGGGTTCTGGCTTGGGGGCGGGCCTGGGTGAGTGGCCAAAGCCGCTGGATGGGGTCTGCTTGGCTTCGTAGGCTTCCTCCACTGTGCGACGAAATTCGTCATCACCCGTAACCTGCAGTTTGCCGTCCACCAGTTTCACGCAGCTATCGCGATCCCCTGCTCGGCCTACCGTGACGCGGCTGCCGTCTCTGGAGCTGCCCTTGTCTGGGCCTTGTATCCTGACGAAGTCGTCGAGATTCAATTCGCTGATGTTTTTGGCCGCCATGCTTTCCCCCGGCTAGTCTCTGCTCTTTTTGTGAGCGGGCAGTCTGCCACAGGTTCGGATGAGAACAAAACCTAAGTCGGCCGATTGCGGCCGGTGTCTTGGGGCGGGTATGATGCCGCGCTGCTCGGTGATGCCCAGTTCATGCGGCGCCATTCCCTGGCCTTGTTTTGGTCACGCCAACAGCAGAAACCCCAGCTACAGCTGGGGTTTCTTCCTTTCGTGGGGTGTCGTGCTCCTGAAATGTGGATCCTTAATGCTTCATTCGTGAAATTCTGGATCCTTTCCAAAACTGCCCGCCATACCTTGTCCTATAAGGCTTTCCCATTCTTCCCTCGTGGTCGCACCAGATCCACCACGCCACTCTTGATCCTCACGAAAAGTACCCGCTATTTGTTTATCCTCAATGACTTACCTTTTTCCTTGCCGCGATCTTGCGTGATCGTTTTCTCAAAAAACGATCACAAAATGTATTTTTGTGAAATTCTGAATTCCCCGCAAGAGCCCAGTCACAGCGCGGGTTAGACGATGGATTTACACCATTTTATTTGTGCAAAAAACGCCACATTTTTAGCGCGAAGGTGGGGGGGGAGGAGTGCGGATTCCGTGAGCGGCGCGTTTCCGCCGCCGCGCCTGGGCTACGGGGCCAGGGATTGGCCACAAAAAAGCGACGCATGTGCGTCGCTGTGGTGTACGAGTGATGGTCGGCGGGTTACTGGCCGGCACCCCATCCCATTTTCTTGAACGCCTTGGCGGCGATGGCCAGCAGCTCATCACTGCTTGCCTCGGGCAGCATGGGGCGTGCCGGGGTCTCTACTGTCCATCTGTTCTTCCTGGTCTCGCCGGTGCTCGTCCGGATGATGATGGCGGCTCGTTGCACGCTGACATGTTCCCGTATCCACTTGAGGGAGGGCTTGCGGTAGCGACGACGAGCACCCCGGTCTGACAGCACCTTATACCCCAGTGCACGCAGGCGCTGCGCTTGGCTACGGGTACAAGGGCTATCCGTTGGCTTGAAGGGCTCCTTCTTCTTGCCCTTCTCTGATGTCCTCGGCTTCGCGGATTTGGGTGGCGCGGCGGTGAACGGCTGTGACATGCCCTGGTGTTGCTGGTTGGCTATCATCCCCGCAAAGCGAGAGTCGAAGTCGATGGTGGCCGCGTCCTCGGTACCGCGAGCGCGCAGGCGCTTGGACAGGCCTGTGAGCCGCTTGTGCTTGCGCTTGCTCTTTGTGGGTGCCCACTTTGAACCATCGGGGGCTTTACCTGCCCGGATGCGCTGGCGGTTCACCTTGACCACCTCCCGGCCTATCTGCTGGGTGATGCGCCGGCGCTTGGCTGGCGGCAGAGAGGCCGCGTCCAGGCGCTCCAGCAGGCTGAGCATTGTGCCCTGATTAATGGTGAGTGAGATCATCTGCACACCTCTATTCGATGATGGGGGAGAGCTGGCTGGCCAACTGCTTGGCTTGTTGGCCATGTTCGGCCATGGCCTCGCTGTTACCGGGTGCTGGCCCGCTGCCGTGGGTATGGCCGGCGGTGGCAGCTGCCAGCTGCTCCACCACCTTCATCAACTGCAGCAGCAGCCGGAAGATGTTCACACTGTCGGTCCCCATCCACGAACGGGGCGCCTCCAGGTGTTGCAGTTCGCCGGCAACCGCCCGGCGCAGTTGTCCCACCACCTCGACCAGATCCCCCGCCGTGGTCTGGCTCATGTTGCCCAGACTCCCCAGGGTGAGATCATCCCCGGCCAACAGCTCGATGGCCCCCAGCGCCTCGATGAGCTTGAACCCGCCCACCTCCTCGATGCTGTGCTGGGCTACCTGCAGCCGATGCTGGCCATGTTCCCCCAGGTAGTCATCACTCTGGTGGTGCATCTGCATGGCGCGCTCATGCAGGCGCCGGTCGGTGTGGCGGCAGAGGTTGCCCACGGTATCGGTGCGGCTGAATACCTCGGCCCGTTGTTGCTGCAGCTGCTCGCCCGGGGCGATGTCCGGCAGGGCCCAGCCGCTGCCGAGGATAGTGCGGATAAAGGGCCGGTCGGCCCGTCCGAAGGCGAATCCCAGTTCAACCAGCGTCCCCTCGATGGGGAACTGCAGCAGGCCCTGTTCCGGCCCGCCGAACTGCACCGGCAGCGGCACCGCTCGATAAAGCGGGGCGGCCTTGTCCGGCTGGCCATCTTCGCCCAGCAGTTGCACGTCCACCGCATAGCGGGGGCGAAAGGGGTCATTGAGTTGGCCGGCGCTGGCCTGATCGCTGATGGCCTCGACCCGCCCGAACTTGGGCAGGTGCATCTTGTCGGCGAGCTCCGGGAACTCTCCCTCTATCTTGCGCCGCTCCACCGACTTGGTGGTTTTGCCCGGGGTGACCGTGGTCAGGGTCATTTCGTCACCTTTGAGCCGCACCCGGGTCACCCGCTTGCCGTTGACAGTCGCCCCTGGGCGCATGGCGGGCACGGGGGACAGGGTGATGAGGTTACCCGCCTGACGTGCGGTCCAGGCCGGGTCAATCTCCACCTCCCGGCCATGCCAGCGGCAATCGGTGTGGCTCCCCACGAAGATGGCGCCATCGGGTTGCTGGTACCAGACAAAGTCCGGTACCTCAAAGGCGCGGCCGGCGTTCTCCAGAAGCTGGTAGCCGGTGCCGGCGCTGGTGAAGTTGGGAATGGGGCGATCGGCATAGTCGGCCGCCTCGGGCAGCATGAATACCAGACCGGTCTCGGTGGTGAGCCAGGCCAGCAGGTTGCGCAGGGTGGCGTGCTGCATGCTGACGGGGAGGCGACCGGCCAGGACGCCCGCCAGTTCTCGGCAGAGCAGTTGCACGGCCCCCGAGGCGGCGGGCTGCACGTCGTACACGTAACCGGTGAACCAGCGGCGCAGCTCGCCGTTGTAACCGACATCGATGGCGATCGGCTGCCCCTTCTGCACTTGGGCCTGGGTGGTCAGGGCTGCTCGCCCGCCGGCGTTCAGATCCAGCATGATGTCGTGCTCGACCAGGTGGGCCGGTTGGTCGTTGATGGTCAGACGGGTGGTCAGCTTCATGCCAGGACATCCCCCAGTTTGTCGTCGAGTTTCTTAAAGAAAGCCTCTCCCGTGGAAAGCGGCTCATCCCCCGATTGACCATTTCCGCCATTGGCCGCGGTGGTACCGGTGGAGCCCTTGCCAAGGTTGGCGGGGTTGCCTGGTAAACGGGATTCGCGCTTCTCCGGTACCGAGTTGAACTCCTTCAAGGTGAACTGCACCTGCCAGGCCAGCAGCCCCTCCTGTTCGCTGGCGGTGATGCGCCCGGCAAACTTGGCCTGGCGCACCTTCACCGACTTGGCCAGCAGCGACCCGACCCGGTAGACGTGGCGTTTGCCGCCGGTGCCCTTGGCATCGGCCAGCTCAAACAACCGGCTCAGCATGCGTTCCTCCTTGAACGGGATGAGGCCGGAGACGTCGAGCTCCTTGCCCTTGGCGCCCTGTTCGGCGCTGCTGGTCGAGCTGGTCTGGCCGCTCTGGTCCTTGTCCTGAAACTGCATCGATGCGGAGACCCGCATCGACTTCATGATGATGGGCTCGCCATCGAGAGTCAGCATGGCTTGGCTCATGGGATTAACTCCTGCCAGAAGGTAAGCGGGGAAGGTGAGAGCAGCAGGGCCGCGACCGTCATGCTCTGGCTGTGATCCGGTGGCGCGCTCTGCCCGAGCTGGGTGGCCAGGCTGGCCGCATCGCCCTGACCTTGCCAGTGCCAGAGCGTGCCGGACAGCGTGCCCAGCTGGGCCAAGGTCTCGGCGAGTTGTGCCAGGCGAGCGGTGCGGCGTGTCGCCAGCCCCTGCAGCTTGGCAATCGAGGTCTGGCTGTCCCGGGCTAGGCTCTCCAACTGGGCCAGCTCTGCCCCCAGCGCCAGGCGAGCAGGGCGCAGCGGGGCCCAGCTCAGCGGCTCATCGGCGCGCCAGCGCGGCACCTTGGCCGCCGTGGGTTGGCTCATGGTGTCGTTGTTGGCAGTGAGGCGGCGCAGGGTGGCGCACCATTCAGGCAACGGCAGCAGGGCACAGAGGATGGCCAGCTGGCGGGCCAGATCTTCGGCGCTGTTACCGGTGACCAGCCAGGCGATGGCATGCAGTTGCCCGCTAGGCAGGTGCGGGTCGGCCCCGTCCTGTAGCTTGGCGGCCAGGGTGGCCACCGCATTGGGGGCGGCCAGGCTGAACTGTTGCCCCTGTTGTTGGCCGACCCCGTGCTGGTAGGGTGTGACGGTCAGACAGCGGCCGGTGACCAGCAACCGGTCGAGCTCGGCGCGCAGGCCCGCCAGCGCGGTGGCCGCCTCGCTTAACGGGTGGTGACGGTACTGGGCGCGGGCCGCGAGCGCTTGCAGGCGGCCCGTGGCGCTGGTTTGGGTGGCCGGGATCTGGGCCAGCACGCCCTGGGCGTTGGCCTGCAGGCTGGCGGCACTGGCCGGCCAGCGTAACGCCCCTTGCGTCCAACTCATTGCGGCATCTCTGGCCACGTGACCTCGGTTGGCCAGCCGTCACTTTGCGGCAGGCGGTAGAGGGTGACCCGGTAGCGCTGCCAGGCGGTGAGTCGCTGGCGTTCGGCCTCGCTGATGATGCCAAGGGTGTCGGCATCCTCCAGCGGTGCCATGGCGGTGGCTGCCTGTTTTAGCTTCTCATTCAGACGGGCCTGCTGCTGCGTCTCGGTGGGCGGTGCAGGGGTGATCACCTCTATATCGCCAAACTCGCCAAACACGGCCCGGCTGTAGAGCTCGCGGCCATGCTCCTCCGAGTCATCCTTGCGGGCTGCAAACTGCACCTGCTCAGGCAGGTGGGCAAACAGCACATCCAGGGTGATGCTGTCGGGATCTGCCGCGTAATGGCGTGGGTGCGCAGCGCTTAGCACTTCAATGCGTTCCATGATGTTCTCCTCTCTTTATGCGACCCGGATCCACAGGGTGGTGCGGTCATCCCAGCGGTCATCATTGTTATCGGTGACGAACCCCAGGCACTTCCAGGTCCCCGGTAAGGCCCAGCTGCGATTTTGGCCCCACTCGGAGGCGTTGGCGGGTCGCAACGACGAACCGGCGATGGTGTCAGACGGATTCATGGCAGCAGCATGGCCAGGGATCACAGCTGCCAGCATGTAAGTGCCGATCTGCCCCCAGCCACTGGCGACGATGTCCTGGTTGCCATGGGCGGCGGCGTGGGTGTGTGATTTGTATGCAAAGCCCCCCTGGCACCAGTCGATCAGATTGGCGCCATTGAGACGGGCTGGGTATAGCTCGCCGGCGCCGTCAATCCGCCATCTGCCGCTGGCGGGTACAAGGTTCCCGCTGTTGCTGAATCGCCATACTTTCCAGTAGCCGCCGCCGTCCGTGCAGCTCAAGACGTGCTCCACGTTGTCCGCGATGTCATCCGGGTTAAACATCCCGTAATGATTTTCAAGCGCCCACAAGCCGTTGCGTTGCATCTGAATGCCGGCGATGCCAAGTAAGGAACCTGGGCCGGCTGGTGAGATCGTCTCGCCCCAAAATGAACACTGACCCTTTGCCGTCCAGGAACGATTGGCTGCCGGGTAGTGGGCTCGGTAGCGGCCCGCGACGGTGAAAAAGCCATCACTATCTACGCCGCCATAACCTTGCGCCTCACCACCTGCGCCATTGCTGGAGCAAAAGCGCAGAGTCCCTGTCCCTTGCGGCTTATACATCATCACCGCAAACTTGCCCGGCTCGTGCAGCTCGACCGCAGGGTTTCCTGCGTTCCTGACCTGGTGATAGCTGCTCTCACTGCCGCCAGAAACGACAAGGGCATTCATCCCGACGGCGCCAGCAGCATCAACCCAGAACGGCGAGGAGGTCCAAGCCCCGTCAACGAATCGGTGAATTCCCCAGGTTCTGTTTTCAGGGTTCATGCCAAGGCCCCAGGAGATACCCCGGAGATCCTCATAAGGTGAAAACTTCAAGCCGGCATCAGCAATAATCCGAATTGCTGCGGCAGCTAGTCGCTTGAGGACAGTGATTTCACTTCGGCCGATGGTGATTACCGCCGAGGGGGCATTCTCGGCGTTCACCTTGGCGCTGATATATGGATCGGCATTCTCGGGCGCTTCAATGCCCAGCCAGGTGCCGCCATTACTGCCAGCGCGTGAACGTGCTATCAGCCCAGTTCTTGCGTAGATGGCATCTTTCGCGTCTATTCCCCCGTCCAGGGGGCCGCCGGTCTTCGGGTATCCTCCCATTTGCTCCAGGGTGGGTTTGTCCGTCACCTCGCTATAGGTCGGCCAGCGGCTGGCGGTGGCCGGCACCTGGTCGAGCTCGCCCCACTTGTGGCGGTGGCTGCCGTCCTTTATCTCCACTGCGATAGTGACGCCCTGGGCATCTTCCAGGATGCCCTTGCCGGACACATCCCCGGTCAGCTCAATGGTGCGTTTGCGGCGCACGTCGGTCACGCTGCCATTGGCATTGACGATGGCCACCTTGGCCACATGGTGCTGATGACCGTTGGAGTCTCGGTAATCCACCAGGTCGGGCACACTCAGGGTCAGGGTGAAGTGGTTCACCCAGGCATCGAGCAAGGAGCCCGCCCGGTAGATGTCGAGCCAGAGCCCCACCGGCTTGGCGCCCGGGGTCACTTTCTTGACCTCGTTCAGCTCCGCGCGTAGGCCGCCCACATAGGCCACCCCAGGCTGCACCTTGTAGACCCCGGACTCGTTGACCAGGTTAAAGCCGTTGCCGTAGAAGGTGGCCGGCCCGAAGAATTGCAGCGCCTGCAGACGCAGGTCGTCGTCCATCCCGCGCAGGCGGGCGGCATAGTCAATCTGCCAGGTGCTGGCGTCCACGTGGGTGGCGGTGGCCTCGCTTGCCCGGTCGTACTCCATCAGCATGGATTTGACCAGGCTATTGCCGGTCTGGCCGGTAGCCTCATTGGTCTTGAGTTTGGCCTCTAGCCCCTTGTGGACAATCATCCCCACCACGCCGGTGGCCTTGTTGATGAGATACATGGCGTTGAAGCTGAAATCGCCGACCGTGGTGTCCATCACGATGGTGTAGGCCACCGCGTCGTTGTTGATGCGCCCGCGCTGGTCCACCGCGTGGCGGTGCACAATCTGGTTTGCCGGCGGCAGGCCGCTATCCGGGTTGATGGGGGCCTCGGGATCGAGATCCGGCACGTTGGCCAGCACGAACTCATCGAGCACCACAGGTGCCTGGGTGGCGAGGCACTCCTGCCAGTAGCGGGAGAAGGCGTTGGTAATGATCTGGCTCATGCGTTCCTCTTAAGTGATGCGCCAAACACCTGCTGGCTCATGTCGATGCGACCGAACCGCAGGGTGCCGGTGACCGGGTAAACCACCTGAAAGCGATAGCGGCGGCAGGTGCGGCCATAGTGTTGAATGAGGGTTTCCATCAGTTGTTGGTTGTTGGCGATGGCGCTGTCGGTCACCTCGATGGTGATGACGTCCCAGGGGGCGCCGGCCTGGCGTTCGTGGATGTCACACCAGCCGATGCCAAGGCGTTCGAAGATGCGCTTAAAGCCGGCCACCTCACCGGCGTCCCGGGCGTTCACAAAGGCGAACTTGACCCGCTTGCGAAAGAGCGGCAGCGGCTCGCCGTTGAAGCGGGTGATGTCCCGCTCCCAGGCCAGCAGCGCCAGCAGGGACTCCGAGCAGGTCAGCGGGTCTTGCTGAGCCAGTGGCAGCAGCAGCCAGCTCTTGACCCGTTGCCAGAAGGCGTTGATGCCCCGGGCCAGAAACCCGGGCTCGGCGTGGGCCGGGCTGATGGTGTAGCCATCCTCCCACCAGGGGGCGCTGGCATCGGGTAGCGCTGGCGCCTGCCGGCCGTGTTCAAGCGGGGTCGGGTTACTCATGCAGGGTCACCGCCAGCTTGTCGAGGCGCGGGATGGCCAGGCCCGACACGATGTCATCTTGCGCAAATTTGAGACTCTGCAGCTGCGGGAACTGGCTGTGCAGCTCGCGGCCCAGCTGCGAGAGCGAGAAACGCGAGCGCGGCCAGGTGCGGGTGACGGCCGGGAAATCTGCCGACTGGCGAAACGCCGCCTTGACCAGGTTCTCGGCGCCCGCCTTGAGCGCGGCTTTCTGCTCATCGGTGAGGTTGGGCTGGGGCCAGATCTCCAGCGTCAGGTTGTGCTGGGTCTCTGGCATGGCAATCACGAACAGGTCATCGCCGTGGCCATGGTTGCCCTGGCGGCCCACGTAGTCGTTGAGCTGCTCAATCAGGCTGGCCGGGGTGGCGCCCACCTCCAGCAGGATGTAGGCATTGGCGGTACCCGGGCCACGGGGGGCCTCGTGCTCAAAGACGATGTGATCGGCCCGAATGCCCGCGACGCTGGCCAGCATGGAGCGGTAAATCGCGTCGATGTGGTAACGCCCCACCGCCGAGAACTGGTTCTGGATGCGCAGGCCGAGCGCGTCGTTGCCCTCGGCGTCCGCGCCCTGGGTGGTGATCCACTCCTTGTCATCGTTGCGGGCCGAGAGGATGCCGGTCACCGGTTCGCTGAGCAGGTTGTAATAGCCCGGCGCCAGATTCCAGGCGCTGCCGGCGAACTCCGCCTCGCAGACCACCCGGGCCACAGCTTCGCCGGCCGGGCTCACTACCGCCTGCAGGGGTTTGAGGCGATAGATGGTGCCGTTGATGCGCTCGGTGGAGATCCAGATATCGGCCGGGATGGTGACCGCTTCGCTGGGGTTAGCTTTGACGAAGTTGACCAGGCCCCGGGTGGTCTGGGCCGCCTTGCGGGTCAGGTCCACGTCCCAGGCCTTGAGGTCGAGATAGGCATCGGTGGCAGTGGCCGCGAAGGTGTTGGGCAGCACATGGCCGGCCAGCAGGGTGCGGATAAGCCAGAGCGCCGGGGTGATAACCACCCCGCGCACCAGCCGCCAGAAGGGGCTCACGTCGCTGTCATTGGTGATAAGGGAGCCGGCGGCCACCACCTCCTTTTTTAGCTCGGCCTCCATGGCCTGCTCGGTGGTCGGGACGCCGGTCTCGGCCAGCAGGGCCATAAAGTCCACGGTCGGGCGCAGGTTCACAGGGTTACCTCCAGTTCGCCGAATTCATAGGTGCGAGCGGTGACCAGCACCCGGTCGGGGGCCTCTTCACGGATGAGGATGGTGCCGGGCACCAGCCGCTCGTCGTCTTCTACCAGCAGTTCGATCTCGGTCATCACGTCGCTGCGCAGGGTCGGGCTGCGCTCGCCGATGAGCTTGCGGGCGAGTCCCGACTCCATGATGCGGTGCTTGATGTCCTGGCCGATGCTGTGGCGGTCCTGGGTGGTGCGCGGCTGGCCGCCGGCATCGAGCTGCCAGGCGCCGTTGACGACCAGGAGATCGATGTATTTGGGTTCATTCATCCTCGTTGCTCCACCCATGCGCTTTTCTCCAACTCTTCGGGCGTCATGGGGTTCTGGTTGGTGATGTGCACCTCGCCGATGTGCAGGGACTTGGTCGGCTTCTGGTTGACCGTGCTGGCCGCTGCGTTGGCCTGGATCAACTGCTGGCCGAGACCGCCCGCGGGCACCTTGCTCTGGTCCTGCTGGCGGTAGTTGGCCAGTGGGCTGTTCACCACGGAGGTGGGGGACGCCATATCCGAAGGAGAGGAAGCCCATTTGGGCAGCAGGTCCACGGCCAGCGCGCTGGTATCGAACTGGGTACCCAAGAACTGGTTTGAGGCATCGAGCGCCGTCTTGATGAGCTTGATCAGCGCCCGCCACGGGGTGAGCAGGGTGTCGAATGCCGCGCCGAGGATGTTCCCCATGCGGTGGCCTGCGTCGGTCACGCCGTCAATCCCGACGCTGGCTTGGTTGGTTTGCTCAAAGAAGGTGCCGAGCCAGGCGATCCCCTGACCCAGCAGCCCCACGATGAGGGTGATAAAATCTACCAGAGGGGCCAAAGCTTGCGAGGCGAGCGGGCCAAAGGTTTCGGCCATGCCACCAAAGAAGGCGCTCAACAGCTCGAAGTCGGTCAGCACCGCGAAGGTGGCGCGCAGTTCGTCCCAGTAGATGATGGCCAGCACCACGGCGGCGACCAGCGCCAGGATAGCCCCGATGATGATCACCGCCGGGTTGAGGCTCATCGCCATGTTGACTGCCAGGATCACCGGTCGCAGGCCCGCCAGGGCCTTCTTGAACAGGGTGAGGGGGGCGGTGAGGCCGCCAAAGGTCAGTGCCCAGGCCAGGGTGGCCAGCTTGGCGAGCCCGGCCAGTACCAGCCAGGCACCGGTCACGATGCCAAGGCCGGCAATGGCCAGCACGGCGTAACCCACCACCTTGGTGAAGTTGGGAAAGATCTTGGTCCAGCGCAGTACCGCGGCGCCGCCATCGGCAAAGGCGCCCACCACCTTGTTGATGGAGGGGAGCACGGCGCCGAAAGCAGCAGCCCGGATCGCAAACCAGGCCGATTTGACCCGCTGCCACTGGTCGGTCATGGCGGCAGCCATCTGCTCGGCCTTGCCCATGCCGTGGGTGTTGCCCAGCGCGTTGATGCTATTGGCCAGGCCCTTGGTGTTGGTCATCAGCAGTTTGATCATGGCCACTGCTTCATCCGAGCCAAATGCCTTTTTCAGCTCATCGCTGCCGGCGACGGTCAGGGTCTCGCCATAACGGGTCTTGAGCTTGTCCAGGATGTCGAGCACCGGCAGCATATTGCCTGCCGAGTCGGTGAATTTGAGGCCGAGCGCCTTTTGGGCACTGCCGACCCCGGCCAGGAACGACTTGAACTTGGTACCGGCTTCGCCGCCGCCCATGGTGGCCTGCAGGTGGCCGAGCACGGCGAACTGCTCATCCATCGAGATCCCGGCGGCGGTGGCGTTGGCGCCGATGCCCTTGAAGGCGTCAGTCATACCTTGGCCGGTGGTCTTGAACATCTGCACCGCGAGCGCTGTCTTGCCAGCCACATTCTCCACCCAGGTGGCCTTGCCTATCCTCGTGGCCTGCTGCTCGAAGATGCCGTACATGGTGCCCATGTAGTTGGTGATGGTGGCGGTGTCGGCCTTGGTGGCCTTGGCCAGCACGCCAGAGGCGCGGGCAAAGGAGGGCAGTTCATTGCCCTCCAGCCCGGCGATGGCGGATTGGATATCGTAGGAGGCGCTGACAAACGCACTGGCGGATTCGCCGTACTTGACGGAGAACATCAACGCGGTGTCGGAGAGCTGTTTGAGGGTCTTCTCATGGACATCGAGCGAGGCCACCTCGGCCAGCGCCCGGTCCATTTCAAGGGCCGGTCCCAGCGCGTTCTGGATGGCCATGGTGCCGGCCAGCATGGCCGCGCCACCGCCTGCGATATTAGCAAAGCCACTTTTGGCGGTGTTCTTCACCATGTTCAGCTGGTTGTTGATGCCCTCAAGCGGCCGGGTGACGGCATCTATCAGGGCAATCTTCATGATCAGTTGTTCGGTGACAGAAGCCATGATTTATCCATTGAAGGCGGTGGCAATGCCCTCGGCGACGGTACGGGCGAAGCGTTGGGCGTGGTATTTGTCTAACCAGATAGCGCGAGCCAGGGTGTCGAGGTCGTCCTCCTCATGGGGCAGGTAATGGCGGCGCAGCGTCAGTACCTGTTCCAGCTGGTTGTGCTCGATGGCCTCGGCGCGCGCGGTCAGTTTTTTACGTCGATTTCCAGATCAGGGGCGTACTGCTCGTTGACTTTGGCGGCGATCTGCAGGGCCGCGCCCGGGCGGGCCAGCAGGTCATCCAGAGCCGCTTTGCTGTCGGCGTCGACGATGCGCTTGAGGTACTGGTGGGACGGCGCCACCTTGTCGGTCATCGACAGCCCGTTGATGTAGCTGTTGTAGGCCACGAGGGTGGGTACAAAGCGGATGTCGGTGCCGGCGATGGTCAGGGTGATAGGCGTGATCTTGCTCATGGGGTGGTTTCCTCTTGTTCAATCCAATGGTTCAGGGTGTTGAGTTGGGTTTGGCAGCGGCGCAGCGCCGTCTGCAGAGTGGGGATGAACCGCACGGCCTCGCCGTAGGTGGTCCCCGTAAAGTCAGGCTCCGGGCAGTGGGGCACCAGCCCCGGCGGTGGCAGCCGCTTGACCACCTGGGTTTGCACCATGGTTTTGGGCTGGCTGGAGCAGGCGCAAAGCGCCAACAGGCAGAGGCTCGCGAGCGCAATCCGGGCGGCCCGCCGGCGGCGTGGCCAGGGCGTGTTGCAGGTCATCGGCAGTCTTCCTCTGTTGTTGGTCGAGTTCGGTCAGGGCGGCGTTCTGGTGAGTGAGCAGCTTGCGCAGCCCAATTTCTTCGCGCTGCAGCGTCTTGAACTCGGTGGCCATCTGGTCGTTGGCACTCTGCAGGGTGTTGATGGTCTCGTTGGCCGAGGCCAGCGCCTTGCCACGGCTATCGAGCATGCGGCTGCCCAGGAACAGGGCGGCGCCCATGACCAGCACCAGGACAAACAGCAGGTTGGAGAACAGCTCCTTGAAGGTGCTCATGCCAGCACCCCGCCAAATTCGGTGAACTTGGCCAGCAGGTCAGCCAGCTTGTGTTCGCGCTGGCCGTAGCCGGCACCGGGCAGGCTGGCCCAGATGTTGGCGCATTTGGCGATTGCTTGGGGAATATTGCCCTTGAGCACATCGTCCAACGCTTTGCGCTCGCGGATAAGCTGGATTGCCCAGGTGTCTTGCGACTCGGGACCAAAGTCCGGCAGACCGAGCTGGTCACGGTAGTGCGGCCAGTGTTTGGACAGGAACTGATAGCGCCCGGCGGCAGTGCTGACCAAGTGCGGGTTCACCTGCACCTTGACGTTCGGGTGAGTGCGGTAGTCAGTGAAGAACCCCGCCGGATTGACCAGCATGTTGTAACCGTCATCGCCTCGGCCTTTGGTGCCTTCGGCATAGGCGAGCAGGTCGAGAAAGGTGGCGATTTGCGGGTGGCAGTTACTGCGCGGCATCGTTGCCTCCTTTGGTATTGATGAACCGGGTGGCCTTGTCTCGCAGGATGTCGATCCCGATAAGGCCCACCATCCCACCCAGTAATGGGGTGGCCTCTTGGGGGATCCCGAGTAAGTGGGTGCCGGTGGCGGCCGCCAGGGTGATGAGGCCGCACAGCAGGGATTCGATCAGCCGGCGGCGGCCCCGCCCGCCGGTGTAGGTAATGCGCAGGAAGGCGATGGCCAGCGCCAGCAGTGCCCCATAGACGGCGGGCCAGTTGTCCATCAGCCAGGCCAGCAGGGCGGTGGCGAGGGTCGGATCTTTGTTAGGCATGTGGTTCATGTCCGTTGCTCGGGTTAGCGGGCCAGCCGTTCAAGGCGGGTCTGACAGGGGACGCACAGGCGCACCCCCGGCACATGGTGGCGACGGGCCTCGGGGATCGGGTCGTCGCACTCCTCGCATTGATGCAGGCTCATGCCCTGGTAGCGTCCCTTGCCCACCTGGCTGGCCAGATTGGCGGCCAGCATGCGGGCGGCGTGGTGGTTGGCGCGGTCGATATCGTCCACAGCGTCCCCTTAACCCAGCAGGTGGCGGGTGTCTTCCTTCGAGAGGTAAGGCACGCCGTCGATGTGAACGAAATCGGGGGAGGTCACAAAGCCTTTCACCTTGTGCACGCTCTTGCTGCCACCCTTGGGGTCGATGTCGAGCAGATCGGCCGCATTGAGCTTGACGCCGAACGCTTCCACCCTGATCTCCTCGCTGCCGGTGTTGGCGTAGAACAGCACGTCGTCCGGCTCCATCCCGCGCCAGCTGCCCGCCCGTTTGGCGGCGCCAACCAGCAACTTGAAGTTCTTGGTGTCGAGCTCGAATTCACACTCGGCGGCGACGTCACCATCGACATAGCCATCAGGAATACCCCGGGTCTGCGCCACGGCGCTGTTGTCGGTGATGGAGAGGCTGGCCTTTTCGACGTGGACCATGGCTCCCATCAGGGTGGTGTCGAAGTTGATACCGGAAAAGCGTTTGGTCACGGGTTAACCCTCCCCGTTGTTGAGGCTCAAATCGAGCATGATGTTGACGGTGATCCCCTTGGGGCAGTCCACGGTGCGCACCACCACAAACACCGAGACCAGGTTCTTGGCGGTCCACTGAATGCTGATGTCGCCATCCTGAGGGGAGGCGATGTCGCTCGGGAACGGTTGGCCGTTGATGGTGGTCGCCTTGGCCATGGTGCGCAGGTCTTTGCCAAAGTAGGTGATGGCGGCAGCGGTGCTGCCCGGGGTGGAGTTGAAGGCGCGATCCCCGATGCGGGCGATGGCGCGGATACGGGTACGGCGCGCCACCTTGTAAGCAATGCGCAGGTTCTCGATCACCTGGTAGTCACCGCCCTCAACGTCCAGGGTGCGGCCATCGGCCCAATAAAGGCCGTCATAGTCCGGGTACCACATCGGTACCGAGTAGCGGTTCTGCTCCAGGGTCTGCAGGGTGGCCAACGGCAACGGGATCCCGTCCTTGTCCACCGGCTTGTTGCCAAGCCCGACCAGGGCGCCGGTCTTCACCCGGCAGGGACTGTCGGCGATGCTCACCGCCCGGTTGCACAGGCGGCCCGCATAGGCGCCGGCGAGGTTGGGCCAGAGCTGTGGCACCAGGTTAATCGAGTCGGCCTTGATGCCGTCTTGCAGGGCGGCCAGGGCGACCTCGTACGCGGGCCAGTCTTGAGCCGTGGCGTCCTTGCCGGCAGCCTTGGCGACAATGCCCGGCACCGCCAGCAACATGAATTGCCAGCGCCCCCACTTGGCGATCAGCTCCTGGTTGAGGGCGTGGGCGGCGTTGATGCTCGCCTGGTCCCACTTTTGACCCAGCACCAGGACCCCTTCAAAGGATTGGGTCTGCTGCGCCTCTCGGGCGGCATCGAGCCAAGGTTTGTCGGTGGGCAGCACGTAGGCGGCGGCGGTCCAGTTTTGGCCGGCGTTATCGCGGGCGGCCAGCAGGTTGGCCTTGAGCTCGCTGTCACCGGTGCCCAGCAACTGGTCGAGGTCTGACTGGGTGTTGAGGGAGAGCAGCTTGCCGGTGTTGCTGGCAGCGCTGCCGATGAACAGCAGGTGGCGCTCGACCTCAGTCACCGGCCCCTGCATTTGGTTCAGGTTGTTGATCTGTACATACGGCCACATGGCGCAGGCTCCTTAAGGCTTGGGGTTAGGGGCGGACAGGGTGGGCACTGCCCGCCACCGACAGGGTGATCTCATCGGCCACCCACACATCAAAGGGGGCCACGGTCCAGGTCTTGCCCAGCCAGTTAACTGCGCCGCATGGGTCTTCCACGATGCGCAGGGGCTCGGCGAACTGCACCTCCAGCTCGATGTCGGCGCTGTGCTCGTCATTGGGCACCACGGCGTAGCTGGGCTCTGGCAAGGCGAACTGTTCGCGGTAGTCGTCGTGTTCCTGGATCCAGCTGGCGGCCACGGCCAGCAAGGTCTCGGTCCGGCATTCGCGAAAGGGCAGGTTTTCCAGAGAAAACACGGCGGTGTAGGTGAGCCAGGCGAGATCCATGCCCGTGATCCCCATGTCCTTGGGCTCCAGGCGAAGGGTGCCGCCTTCCATCCAGCTGTCGAGCGAGCGGGCACAACGGGCCGGCAGCACGCGCTCGAGCTCGCGGTGCAGGGCTGACAGGAAGTAGCCCTGGGCATGCAGGGCAAAGCCGGTCTCGCTCATATCATCGAAACCCCGATCCGGTGTTTAGCTTTGATGCTGCGCACCAGCTGCTGGCTTTCGGCCAGTAGTTGTTCGCGCAGGTCGGGGGCCCGTTCGGCCAGGTCCTTGCGGGCATCCCGCTCGGTGACCGTGGCGAATTCGGGGAGCAGCATGGCTTTGGCCCGCGCAAAGACGGCGGCCAGGTAGGTCTCGGTCAGCGCGTTGTTGCCGCCGGCGATGCAGGGGCCGGGCACCTGGCCGGCCCCGGTGTAGCCCTGGGCCCGCAGCGTGGCTTGATGGCGAACCAGCTGCAGGTTTATCTCGCTGACGGCCGCCAGCAAGGCCGCACTGATGGCATCGCTGTCCATGTCTGCGGGCAGGGCGCGCCGGCGCTCGAAGTCGCCACACACCACGTCAGGCCAAAAGCCGTCATTGGTGATGGTCTGCTCGCTGTAGTGGATGCTTTTGCCAGAGATCATGTGCTGCCCTATCAATTGGGGCGCCCCTGTGGCCACGGGATTGAGCGCGGTGCGAGCGGTCAGCTGCAGGCTCATCCCCGCCGGGGCGCGGTGGCGTGGGAGTCGTTATTCCGGCGGTTTATTCCGGATTGAGTGCCCGCAGGCGCATGGCAATCTTGTGGCGCAGGGTGCCGACTCCTACCTTGCTGTGAGTCTTCTCGGCGAGCGCCAGCCAGTGATCGGCCTGCTCCAGGGTGGCACTGTCCGCCAGTGCGCTGGGACGGGCGACCCCGTCCTTGTCACGCAGCAGCAGGCAGCCGGCCAGCTTGTACCATTTGGCGGTGGCTTGTTCGTTGAGACGCCAGGTGCCCCGCACCTTGTCGAACACCCGGGAGAACCAGGGCTCGACGCCATGGCCCAGCGCTGCCTGCTCCTCGGCCCAGCCCAGCACGGTGTCGGCGGTGAAGTGCGCCCAGTCGCGCTTGATGTTGCCCGGGGTGCGCTGGTTCTGCTCGATGGCCAGCAGCGCCCAGCTGATGGCGGTCTCCAGATCGCCGATATCAAACGCCCAAATGATCAGGCGCTGGAATAGCTCGTTCTGGTACACGGTGCCGAGCGCTGCCAGCTCCAAGTACTTGTCCACGTAGGGGCGATATTTGGGAAACAACTCATCCCGTTTCATCGCCACCTTGTCGCTCATCCGCGCCAGCGCCTTGAGCCGCCGCATGTCCTGCTCCAGGGCAATCAGCTGCAGGTGCAGGCTGTTGGCCACAAGGCCGGTGGCTTGCCCGGTGGTGGCGGCTTGCGCCGCCCCCAACTGGGCCAATACCTGTTGCTTGTGACGCATGCCAGGAGAGAGGGCCATGGGTTATGCCTCCGGCTCTGCGTGGGTGTCAGCGTCTGCCTGGGCGCCAGTGCCTGCTGGCGGGGCAGCCGGGCGGGGAGCGATGACCACATCGGCCTCTTCGTAGCTGCCAAAGGCTTCATAGTCGCCGATGGCGTAGCCTTCCTGGCGCCAGTACTGGTTTTCAAAGCCCTTGGTGTCGTCGTTGTCGGCGGCCTTGCGCTTGCGGGTGTTGCGCTGGGTGTAGATGTGCAAGTTGGCCAGGGTGGTGATCATCATCCCGTTCGACGGGAAGTAGGGCGGGATGAAGGCCGGGCGACCGGCAATGGACTTGGCCAACTGCTGCGCGGCGATCTGCTCGGTGGGCTTGGTGGCCTCGCTGTAGAGCTTGGCCTGGGCCGCTGCCACTAGGTCGGTACCGACCAGCACGACCAGACGGGGATCGGTGCGATAGAGCGGGTTGATGGTGGCGTTGATGAGGTCAGAGGCCATTTCATCCAGGGTCTTGAAGTCGCCATGACCGTCCGGGTCAAAATAGATCTTGTCATCGGGGAGCGCTTTGACGACCTGGCTGCCGCCGTGCCACTCACGCGCCAGCTGTTGCCAGCCCTTGTTGACGTCTTCACCCAGCGGGTACTTGACCGGATCTGAGTCATCGGCGATGTGGGTGCCGTTAAAGCCGACCCGCAGCATGTCGAGCGCGAATGCCTGGTTGGTGAACTCGGACACCAGTTGCACGAACTGGCCTGGGTTGCCGGAGTTGGCCCAGGTGCACAAGGTGCTCCAGTCCAGACGGACACAGGAATCAGTCTCGGTCAGGCTGAATTTGTTGCCATCGACCCCAATCTTGCGACGAAAACGCCCGTCGACCTTGCGGCCGGTGTGCAGGGCACTGGCGCCCACTTGCACCACCTGGCCGGTCAGCTGATCCACGTCCAGGCAGGTGATGAGGCCGAGGAAACTGGTGGATTCAAGGATGGCGCTACGCAGCACCATTTCCATGGGCTCACTGACCGAGAACTGCTTGGCCAGCGCGTTCTCGGGCACACCAAACGCCTTGGCGAGCAGCGTGTTGTAGTGGTTCAGGCACTTTTCTGCCTGCGGGGTTTTGGTTTGACTCACTGGGCGCTCCTCAGCAAACGGTCGGGTTGGTGTCGCTACCGCCCAGGCCATCAGGGCGCTGGTTCGGTGTCTCTACCGAGAATTTTTCAATCTTGTCGTTCAGGCTGACCAGCTGATCCCCCAGACCTTTGAGGGTCTGCTCGAAGGCGGAGAATTGTTCGGTCGGTACGGTGGCCGGTACGGGGTCCACTACGGGCGCTGGTGCTGGGTCTACCGCATCCGGTTGCTTGTCGGTGGTCAGTGCATCGACCTTGGCGCCAAAGGTTTCAATCTGGGTGCCCAGCGCGGTAAACATCCCCGCCAGCTTGTTCATCTGTTCTTCGTTCATGTCGGTACTGTCCTCGGGGTGGGGTCTGGTCGGGGCGTCGGTGGGTACGAACCCGTTGGGGGCACCGTGGCCGCCCAGGAAGTTGAACACCTTGTGCAGGAGTGAGATGCGATCGGGGGCATCCTGCACGTCATCCGGGAGGGCGAAGCCGGACAGGTCCAGCGCCTGGCTTTGGCCCACCGCCGGGGATGGGTGCTTGGCGGAAAACTTGAGCATGGTGGTGCCGGTGCTGGCCGGGATGTCGGTGACCCCGACGGCAAACAGGTAGGTTTTGCCCTGACCGGTGAAGTTATCCAGCGGCTCAATGGAGCAGAACTTGTATTGGCCCCGCTGGTTTTGATAGATGAGGTCGCGGGTCGGGCAGAGGATGGCGAACAGGGTGTGTTTGCCGTCCACCTTGTCGGCCTTGAGGGCCTGCACGTAGCCCAGGTTCTCGCCCCACTTCTCATGGTCTGGCCACAGCTGCGCGCAATAGAAAGTGGGATCGTAGGTGTCGGCCATGTCAGTGATCCACTTGGCCGAGATCTCGCGGCCATCCACGGACTGGCCTTCTGTGGCGATCACCACCCAGCCGGTGCGCAGTGATGAATCTATTGGTGTTGGCACGGCGGCCCCCTGTTGCGTCGAAGTGGTGTCAGGTTATCGGGGCAGGAGAGGGGGAGCACTCACATGCGTTCGGGCGATTTCGGATAGCAGGGGTTATCCGAATTCATCCGAATGAAGGCGGCGGGATGGGCGGGATCGGCTCAGTATCATGAGCCCCAGCAATCAAGACTGGGGAGCCTCATGGCCTATACAGAAGAGGTACGACAAACCGCCCGGCGGCTTTATCTGCGCCACTGGAGCGCACAGGAGATCAAGGCCGAGCTGGGCCTTGGCAGTGTGCGAGTGGTGTACCTGTGGGCCGAGAAGTACGGCTGGACCGAGCTGCTGAGTGATGAGGCGCTGGAGGATGCGATCACCCGTCGCTACCAGGCGCTGGCCGTCAAGTCGAAAAAGAATCACGCCGACCTGGCCGAAATGGACCGGCTCATCAACCACCACTGCACCCTCAAAGATCAGGCCGTCAAGCTGGCCGAACGAGAGCACGCCCTCAAGGCCCGCCAGGTGGCCGAGCCACAAGACGAGCCTGGCGAGGGGAGTCGCCGGCGCGGGGAGGGTAAGCCTAAGAAGGGCGGCGGCAAGAAGACCAAGAACTGGGTCAATGACCTGACGCCGGAAGATTTTGAAGGGTGGCTGGCCTCGCTGTTCCCACACCAGCGCTACGTGCGTGACGTCAAGAATGACCCGGCCATGCCGCGCACCCGCAATATCCTCAAGTCCCGCCAGATTGGCATGACCTACTACTTCGCTGGCGAAGCGCTGGAAGATGCCATCCTGACCGGCGGCAATCAGATATTCCTGTCCGCCACCCGCGCCCAGGCCGAGATCTTCCGCTCCTACATCATCAACATCGCCCGCACGTTCCTGGGGGTGGAGCTCAGCGGCAACCCGATTGTGCTCTCCAACGGGGCGCAGCTGGTGTTCTGCTCAACCAGTGCCAACAGTGCCCAGGGTTACACCGGCAATTTCTACGCCGACGAATACTTCTGGATCAAGAACTTCAAGGCGGTCACCGACGTGGCCACCGGCATGGGCTCGCAATCCCACTGGCGCAGGACCTTCTTCTCCACCCCTTCCAGCAAGGCCCACGGCGGTTACAAGCTGTGGACCGGGGATGACTGGAAGGGCAAGGATCCGGCGCGCCAAGCCATCGAGTTTCCGACCGATAGTGATCTGCGTGACGGCGGTCGGGTCTGCCCGGATCGGGTGTGGCGTTACATCCTCACCCTGGAAGCGGCGGTATCGAGCGGGTTTACCCTCATCGACATTGAGGCGCTGCGCGAAGAGACCGCGATCGAAGTGTTCGACCACCTTTACATGTGCGCCTTTGTGGACGATGAGGCCTCGGTGTTCAAGTTCCAGCACATGGAGCGGGCCCAGACCACTATCAGCAACTGGAGCGACTACACCCCGGGGCACCCCGAGCCGTTTGGCAAACGTGAGGTGTGGCTGGGCTATGACCCGAGCCGCACCCGCGATAACGCCACCCTGGTGGTGGTTGCCCCGCCACTGTTCCCGGGCGAGAAGTTCCGGGTGCTGGAGAAACACTTCTGGCGCGGAATGAACTTCCGCTACCAGGCAAGTGAGATTGAGAAGATCGCCAAGAAGTTCCGGGTCACCTATCTGGGGATCGACGTGTCCGGGGTGGGCAGCGGTGTCTATGACCTGCTGCAGCCCGTGTTCAAGTCCACCATCACCCCGATCAACTACAACGTCGAGAGCAAAGCCCGCCTGGTCCTCAAGATGGTGGACGTGGTCGAGTCAGACCGCATCGAGTGGGATCAGGAGGACATCGAGATCCCGCTGGCCTTCATGAGCATCAAACGTACCACCACCGGCGGCGGCCAGCTGACGTTCCGGGCATCGCGTAGCAGCGAGACCGGGCACGCCGACGTGTTCTTTGCCATCGCCCACGCGGTGGACAACGAACCGCTCGACACATCACGGCGCCGCAAATCCACCTGGGCCATCAGTAAACGAGGAAAACATGAGCCGCAAACAGCGCTTTCATCAGCGGGCCGAGCGGCCCAGTACCCCATCCCATGTCTCCAGCACCCGTTCCGCCGTGAGCTTTTCCATTCCCGAGCCCATCGACCCCACGGCCTGGATGACCGATTACACTGACGTGTTCTACAGCCCCTGGGGCGAGTATTACCTGCCGCCCATCGACAGGAAGGGCCTGGCCAAGGTGGCCCGCGCCAATGCGCACCATGGCGCCATCTTGATGGCACGGCGCAACATGGTCTCCGGGCGATTCATCAGCAGCGAGGGCGTGCCCCGGGAGGTGATCACCGCCTTTGTGCACAACCTGCTGCAGTTTGGGGACGCGGCCTTGCTCAAGCTGCGCAACGGGTTTGGCCAGGTGGTGGGGCTCTACCCGTTATCGAGCCTGTACGTGCGCCGCTGCAATGATGGCAACTTCTTGATGCTGCAGCGTGATGGCAGTTACAAGCGCTATGTCAGCGAGGACATCATCTGGCTGGCCCAGTACGACCCGGTGCAGCAGGTGTATGGCCAGCCCGATTACCTTGGGGGCTTGCAGTCGGCCTTGCTCAACCAAGACGCCACTATGTTTCGGCGTAAATACTTCCTCAACGGGGCACACATGGGGTTCATCTTCTATGCCACCGACCCGAACATGGACGATGACCAGGAAGCGGAAATGAAGGACATGATCGCCAGCTCCAAGGGGGTCGGGAATTTTCGCTCGATGTTCGTCAATATCCCGGGGGGCAAGCCCGATGGCATCAAGCTTATCCCGGTGGGGGATATCGCGACCAAGGACGAGTTTGCGGCCATCAAGGCGATCACTGCCCAGGACGTACTGACGGCGCACCGGTTCCCGGCGGCGCTGGCGGGTATCATCCCGGCCAACGGCAGCGGGGGCCTTGGGAACCCGGAGCAGTACGACCGGACCTATGCGCGCAACGAGGTGATCCCGCTGTGCGAGCTTATCCAGGATGCCATCAACGGGGCCAACCTGCCGCGCCCGCTGCAGGTGAGTTTCAACCGATCGTTGGAGGTGGCTACCACTGTGTGAAAACCCAGCTGGCGGGTATAATCGGGCGGTTATATTGTCGGGAACGGGGGAAACATGCGGGTATTTTGTCGGGAATGTGGGGAGTTGGGGCGCATCACCAAGACGCACCGTCTGAGCCGTGACACCGCCGATCTGTATTGCCAGTGTACGGACGCGGAATGCGGACACAGCTGGGTGTCCCAGATGTCATACAGCCATCCGTTGAGCCCATCGGGGCGCACGACCAGCCAACTGGCCTTGAGCCTTATCAACTCACTCAGCCCGGATGGGCGGCAGACCCTGCAGCGTGAGCTTAACCTAGGGCAATGAAGAAGGGGGGCATCATGCACCCCTTTTCTTTACGCTTATCAACTGCCGCGCTTCGCTTGCCGGCCACAATAAGATAGGTTACAGACTGCGCTAGTTACCTATCTTCTTATGGCTCAATTCATTAATTGGTATAAGTAAGTGGGCCCTCCATGGGTCCTTTACTTTGATGGAGAGTTGTATGGGCTACGGATATGTGGCGATTAGTGCTGCTAAGCTATGTAAGGATAAAGCCATCACGCCTCGTGAGGCTTGGGAACAGGCAGCAAAAGAGCACTTCGCAAATGTTTCTGCTCAGAGAAAAAATAGCCCAAAAAGTACATTTTTGGGGCTCTGCAGTGAAGGTCTGATTCAGGATATTTGTAAAGGTAGTTATTCACGCTCAATTCTGAACCGTGACTATGCAGTTAAGGCTGTGAATATCCTTCAATATGAATGTGATATCCCACCTAGTTCAAGCGTTCTCTGGAACAAAGTAATGGCCACGGCTGAAAGAAAGATCCTACCAAGCAGCCAGATGGACGTTGTTTTGGCTCTGTGGGGTGCAGGTCTGATTCAAACCTGATTGAGTATAATACCTTTTATGGTAATTCAGGCTCAGTCATTTCAAGCTTTTAGGGTGCAATGGAACAAACAATGTTCTTCATAAGCAAATTATATATGGGTGATATCAAATTGAAATTATTCAAGTTGTAGTCGCCAGCACCATGAGCCGTCTTCAACTGCCGCGCTTCGCTTAGCTGCCACCTGGGCAGACCACGCTAGCCCCTCTTATTCAGGGGACCTTATCCAGTAGTAATAGAGGGTAACATCTTGCCGTGCTCAGAAAGGATTGAGTTCACAATGGAGAATGTTTTAGCAAAAAAACAAGTATGATGCCGACTCCCCACCCAGTCATAGCACTACTCAATATAATAACGATAATAATAGCAATTACTGATAAGGCATTCACCAAACTAAATCTCATCACAGATCCTCTCTCCATGGTCAGCCACAGAGTATCGGTGTTATCTATTATCTTGGTTGGTCGGTAACCATTAGAGATTTAATGTTAGCTCGAATTGATCAAAAAAAGCCGAAATCCTGCTAGGGTCTCGGCTTTTTCAGAAAATATATACATTACTTAAGTTTAGTAGAATCCAGCGTTTTCTGATGGGCTGCTTCTGATGCTTTCTTTGCTTCTATCGCAGCTTTTTGGGCATCTTCGGTCTTACCTGCATGGTGAAGCTCAGCCGCTTTTTTGTGATGTTTTGCTGCGGTTTGATGCATTTTGGCAGCATCCTCGTGAGCTTTCACAACGTCAGTCGTTGTTGCTGCCATGGCGAAAGAGGACGTACCCAGCATCAGGGCTAAAGCAAACGAAGTTTTTTTCATAGTAAATTCCTTTTATTGATGAAGGCCATATTAATTGGCTCAAGATCGAATAGACTATGAATGGCGTTCAAATGGAACACTCTTTGCTGAAAAACATGAAGTTGATCACATCTTAGACGTGATCAACTTGGTATCGATAAAGCTAGTTATTGGCACACAAGCTAGAGGGCGCTTCTTAACATTGAAAAGCAAGGCTCTATCTATATGAAGATCAAGAATGAAGATATTTTATTTTTAGAACAAGCACTTATAAAAGCAGAGGCTGAGTTGCTCGCTTGGAACAAGCGTAGGCTCCATAGCTCGTCAAGCGCAACTATATCTCGTATCTATGTAGAGTCTTTGCGACAGGAACTAGCGACTTTGCGGCAACAACGAATGTCAAAATGAACCGTCTGGATTTTGTAGGTCTGTTTGCCTATACGGTCATTTTGGCGGTGTAAAGCTTCAATCTTTTACGCTGGAGGAAAGATGCACATCGATGTCCATGCTGCGAAGCACATCTTGGATGAGCAGCAGAAAAAATTTGATATGGAACTCAACGCTATGCGCTTGGCGGGTAAGTCATTCGAAGAGCTTGAGGCCAAGAGGAAAGAATTCCTAGACGTATATCAAGCATGCACTCGAGAAGCGCTTAAATTTGTCCGGCTTTACCGTGATGAGTAGCGTTTAGTTCGTCAGGGGATCCATAAAGCCTGACTGCGGATAACGTGTTTTATGGTAAGCACGGCTCTGCTTTCTTTCCTTCTCCGGTCCAGTTATGTCAGCAGCCGATCCGCCACGAATGCGACGGTGTCGCCGCCGTCCGGTGTCATTGCATCGGCCTTGTTCATCAGGTGAGTAATTAACGCCTCTCGATGCTCTGGGCGAGCGTCGGCCAAGCGAGCTCTAGTTGTCTCTGCGATGAGGTGGTGCGTATCTTGTTTACGAGCAGGAAAGCGCGGCACCATCAGCGGGTGCCCCGAAAAACTCGGCATTGCCGATTGCCTCCCGGTGGTGCTCGACTGGCGGTTGTGGCCACGTCCGCAGATCGATGGTATCGCGCAGCCGGTCAAGCTGGGCGCTGGCTGCCTCGGCGTCACCGTCCCCCAGGGCATCCAGCAACACCAGGGCATCATCGGCGCCGGTGGCTGTCATGCTGGCCAGCCAGGCCGCTGGATCTCCCGACTGGGCCAGTAGGCCCCGCACATCCTTGAGCTCTGCCCGACGTTTTGCCTCCCGGCGCCTGGCTTCGGCTTCAATTTGATACGGTGATGGCTCGTTTGGTGATTCGAACGGGTGCCGTTCGGTCACTTTCAACTCGCCACCCCGGATGTAAACTGACCGGTCCCCCGTTCTGACAATCAAGCCGCGCCGGACCATGGCCACTTCTTCATCACATAGCCCCAAATGGAATATATTTGCTCCTCTCAATGGATCCTCTTTAGATCCTCGGAGATCGTTGCGTACAGTTGTTGCCAGAGCTCCAAGGGGGGAAAGACCCTCGCGTTGCTCGCAAACATTTAACTCGCGGGGCTCGCCCACACCAACAGACACCCCAGCCGGAGCCCCTGGGGCTGTGTGTGAGCCACATTTACGGAGCACCCATTCCCCTGAGCGGGTTTGCTGGATAAGGCCGTCAGTGGCCCGCACGCCAACAAGCTTGGTTTGCAGTTCGCCGTACTGGTTGTAGTGCTCGGCAAGGGCGGTGCGATGGATACTTAGGGGGCGTTCATCACGCCGGCAACAGGGGCCGCCCATGGCCTGGGTGAAGTTCTTCCAGTCCACAGCGTCGGCATAGCGCCGGCACTCTTCCATCACTGGGCTGGCCAGTGGTGCAACGGGGATCCCCTTGGCCTCTTGCAGGCGGCCAGGCAGGCGGCGCAGTTCGCGCCAGATCCCGACCGGTGGGCCCTTCAAGGGCTGGAACTGGCGTAACCCCCAGAGCGAGGCCCAGGCCCGCACCCGGCGGGCGCCTTCGGTGGCGGCGGTTTCGGCTTCCAGGTCGCCCTCGTCACCGACCCGGTGGCCGTCGATGTTCTTGGCGATGTACTTGACGATATAGCCCACAGCGCCGCCTTTCTCAGGGTCCATCACCTTCCAGTCAAATCGCGGTTTGATATCGCTATAGGGTTGCTTGCTGTCGGGGTGGCGCTTGCGCACCAGGTCATCCTTGTCATGGCTCAGGGCGTAACGTTGCAGGATACCGATCAGGCGGTGCTGGTATTCTGGCTTGACCCAGATGAGCAAATGCCAGTGGGGCGTACCATCGTGATGGGGCTCGACTACCCGAAAGCCGAAATAGTCGATGGGGTCTTCCATCAGGAATTCCCCCCGCAGTGATAAGTTGCGATCGAGGGCAGAGCGGCAGCGCTTCCACAGCTCGCTGATGTAGTGCTGCGCATCGCGGGGGGAGGAACCATCGTGCTTGGGGTTTTCTGTTGTGCTGTCGGCCTTGCCGGCTTGGGAAGCCTTCACCGTCTTCCAGGGGTGAAAACGGCTCGGTGCTGTCCAGGTGAAGAACAGGCCCACATAACCCATCTCGTCAGCCACATCAGAAAAGCCCCGGGCCCGCACTACCAGTTCATGGCGGCGGTTCTGTGGGTTGGCGATGGAGGCTTTCACTGCATCTTCCAGACTGATGATGATGTCATCCTGGGTGTTATAGGCTTCCATGTCTTTGAGCCAGGCGGCGGCCATCCGCTGGCGCTCGATAAAGGCTTGCAAGCCCTGACTTGATACGTAGGCCGAGACCCCCTTGCGCACTTTGCCGAGCAGGATGGCGCAGTGCTCGTTGTACTGGTCCCATATTTTGCGCAGGCGCCTGACCCACCACTTGGGATCAAGCCAGCGGATAAGGTGGTGGGTAATGAAATCGTCGCGGCTGGCGGCCGTTCTGAACTTGGGCATGCGAGGCAGCATGCCCCAGGCGGCCAGCGGTTGGCGGCACACCTTCCACAAACGGATCGCCGGTACCTGCTCAGCACCGAAATCGGTGGTGGCATTAAACAGCCGGGTAACCCGCTCGACGTAGTTGACGGCCAGGCGTTCGCGGCTCTCCTTGGTACGCAGTGATTCGAGGGGTTCGGGAATGACGTTCTGTACCTGGCGCAGAGTGGTGATGCGGCTTGATAGCCAGCGGTTGGCCTCCTTGCTGATGGCCACCCCTTTGAGCACATCAGGGGCACGGCGGGCGCAGTAGCCCACGAACAATTCGGCGATCAGCTCTCTGGGCAGTTCTACCCCAGGCCCGCCGTTGGCGCGGGGGATGGGACGCTCCAGCAGGTCAAGCGCCCAGTCCAAATCGTAGGCCCCCTGGATCTCGACGAAATAGGAACGGATGGCGGCTATCTGGCTATCGAGATCCTGCGCGGCGGCTGGACGGCGAGCCGGTGGGAGGCGCGAATGGTTCAGGGAGCACAGCGACACGCGCCGGGCTCCCATGATGTTTCGTGCCAGGGCTTTGACGGCTGCGGCCAATTTCCAGGCAGCGGGCTGCTTGGGTGGGATGGGCTTGGCGTCGAACAGCTCGGCGTAGTAGTCCCGCATCAGAACGGCAGCGGCTCATCACAGCGCAGATGGGCAAGATACCGCTCCTGGTGAGCAATGGTATCCAACGCTTTCATGCGGTCGCGGCGCGTCCATCTGCATTCAAAGAGCAGGCGGCACAAGGCGAATTTTGGTGCTGGCAGGCGAGCCTCCCGCAAGGCAAGGAGCTGGCGCTGACACTGACGAAGGGCTTCCAGCTGTACCTTGGCAATGAATGACAAGGCGGCAATGTCGGCCTCAAGCTCCGCGTGCAGCGCTGAAAAATCCGGGGTGTTCTCGGTCATCTGATCACCTCGCCCAGTCCATGCAGTAGGGCGCACTCTTCCCACCAGTTGCCGATCTCGATGGCAAGTTCTGTATCCCCCTGACCGAGCGCTTGCCAGTAGATAGAACGGATCGCCCCCAGGGCCAGGAGCTCTGGGGCAACATCAACAGCAAGGTATTCCGCACGGTAGGTCAGCCAGTGGATGTACAGACTGCTGCGCTGTTGGCTCAGCTCACCGGCTTCGGTGTCCTCATCGTCTCCACTGTCATCATCCAGCAGCGCATCTGGGCGGCTTGTGGCCACAAGCTGGATCTGGATGTGTTGCGGGCCTGAATACACGCTGCCCATACAAACCCGATTGTCATCAGCCCGGGCTGCGAACATGTCAGCCAACATTCCCTCGATCAGCTTGGGTGCCTGGCTGGCGATCTTAATTGCGTCGCTCATGCTGCTACTTCCTGCTCGATGCGGCGGGCGTGTCTGCGGCCCTCAATTCTGCCGACCATGTCTAGCAACTGCTGACGGACGACGACAAGGCCATAATCAGCAGCTAAGTCAATCAGGGCCTCCAGGGCCACCCTGATGCAGAACAGCTCAGCATCGGACATTGATGGCCGGTATGAACTGATGACGGTGTTGGCCGTCGAGCAGATCCCGGCTGAGAGCGCAGACATATCCATAGCATTTCCCTCGTAGTGGTTATCAATGAACCCCCACGCATAGAGGCTCAGCGATAAGGCCGGCGAACCGGCCAGGTGTTATTGATTGAGCGAGTTGACGGTATTAGCGGTTGGGACCACTTGGCAGGGGGCCTGCACCGGTCAGCAACCAGAAGGTGTGCACCATCAGCTCAGGGTGATTGGCAACCTTCAAGAACAGCCCACCGCCGATCTCGCGATAGCAGAGCTCGTAGTTTTTGAGGGTGGTAGGCGGGATCCCCAGCTTTTCGGCGAACTTGGGACGACTCAGCCCTAGGATTTCGCGTAGGTGGCGCAGACGAACACTGGCCTCAATGTTGAGATCAGATATGGACTCAGAGGTGTTAGGCATGGACATGGCGGTGGCTCCAGTAGTGGGCGATGGCGTTGAGATGGCAATGGGTGTCGAACCAGCGCACTGCGACGCGGGCGTATTGGCGTTCGACGTAGCTATGAGCTCGTGCGGACGGTATTGGCACCCAGGCAGATAGCCGTAAGACCAGCAGGGTGCAGCGCACCCCGTGGCCAGCAGCGCGGGGGCTGATGGGATGGAAGGCCATCACAGGCCCCCTTTGTGGTGGTTGACCAATGCCCACAGGCCACCCCACGCCATGGCGGCGGGGCGTTCGGCGACGGCGATACGGTCAGGGTTCGTTTTGAGGTGGCGACCAGCGTTGCCCGCCATCTTGCGGTTTTGGAGCCGAGCATTGCGGACGGCGTGACGAATAGGTAATATGTGCATGTCAATACTTCCTGAACAGACTTGTTGATAGGAACCCCGTTAGGCGTTTGCAGCGCCGTTGACCGGGGTTTTTTCTTGCCCGCAATTTGCGGTTTGTGGGTTATTGACCAGTGTCATCAATAAGCCCTTACTCTTCGCCAGCCGCTCGGCCGGCCCGGTTTCCTCTCTTGGTTTTTCTTCTGATTGCAGCTCTGGTAGGCAGCCGGTATGCCACTCATATTCCGACATGCGTCCATGGAAGAGATCCTGTAATCCGAGGTCTATCACCGCCTGACGAATGGCCTCTTTGTCGGCCCGGCCGATAGGCAATACTTCCCTTGCAAACGTGAACGGCAACTGGGCGGTAAAGCAGATAGCTTCACGTTGCTTCTGGCTTGCCTCGCGCCAGTAGCGTGGGACTTGGGACTTGCTCTGTAGGAGTTTGGCCCGGAGCAGGGCCGGATAATCTTCGCGGGGGTTCATAAAGCAGGCTCCAACCCTAACCAACGTAACCACCCTTCGCGGATTTCTTTGGGGCGACTTTCGAATGCCTTTTTCATTCCTGCATTCCATGCAGGCAGGTACACCCAGTATTCGGCCCGCGAGGAGGGGTTGTGCGGATCCTTCATTTCGATGACCGGTACCTTTCCTTTTTCAATCATTCCTCGTACAGCCTTTTCAGATTTACCAATCATCTTCGCGAAAGCTTGGCGAGATACGACGTCCGATGGACTGATGATTGGGTCCGCCACCACCCACATCGCGCTAACTGGCTGGTCATTTTTGATTGATGCATTCATCTGATATCCTCTCCGGTTAGCCTTCTAATGGGCCACAGTGGACTGTAATGGGCTTAAATGGTGGTGGTTGCTTATCGCCACTAAAGTTGTTGATTAGCCATAAGATAGAGGATACGCAATTTATGTCAATAGGGATTAAGGAGAAACTGGCGTTAGTCAGGGAGTCTGAACGTCTAAATAAGAAGGATTTCGCTGAGATGACTGGAGTTGTGTATAGCACTTATGTGTATTACGAAAACGGGCGTAATGCCCCTTCGGCTGAGGTTGTGATGAAGATCTTTCAGCATCCACGATTACAAAAATATGCGCTCTGGTTCTTGACCGACCAGGTCGCACCTGAATCCGGTCAAATCGCGCCGGTTCTCGCACACTCTGGGCAAGACGCAACAACCTCGCCACACTCAGACCAGAAGACTGGCTAACTGTTCACCTAGCGTTTTTATCATTCATAAATGCGCAAAGTATCAGCTGTGAGTCGCTAGGAAATGTAAGCAGTACCGGAGGGCTTCATCATGTCGATTAAGAAGCTCGATGATGGTCGGTACGAAGTGGACGTGAGACCGCAGGGTCGTAAGGGAAAACGGATCCGGCGGAAGTTTTTCAAAAAGCACGAGGCAACCGCATTTGAGCGGCATGTGCTGGCAAATCAGCATGACAAAGCTTGGCTCAGCAAGCCAAAAGATATTCGCCCCTTGTCTGAGCTGATCCGTCAGTGGTGGCTCTACTTCGGGCAGAACGCCAAGTGGGGTGCCAGGAATAAAAAGATGTTGGAGCGAGTGGCAGAGGGACTGGGCTTTGTTTGTGCGTTTCAGATAGATGAGTCGAGCATCGCAGCCTATCGTGCAAATCGCCTGCTGAGTGGTAACAAGGCCAGCACAGTGAACCGTGAGATCGCCTGTTTAAGCGGGATGTTTAGCTTCTTGATAACGGCGAAGCTGTTTCATGGTGACAACCCTCTGAGTGCTGTTCGCAAGTTGAAGGTAGCCCCCACGGCCATGAGCTATCTAACCTCCCCAGAGATAGCCTCACTTTTGGAGATCTTGTCCGGGGATAACTTGAAAATTGTGGTGTTCTGTTTGAACACAGGCGCACGGTGGAGCGAAGCGGCAGGTCTGCTGGCCGAACATGTAATCAACCAGCGGGCTATTTTCATTGAGACCAAGAATGGCCGCAAACGAGTAGTGCCTATCTCGGAGGAGGTGGAACAATTCATCATGGGTAATGGTACTAGCCTGCTTTTTTCCCAGGCAAACTATTTCCTTATTAGGGAGGCACTTCGGACAGTGAAGCCAAACATTCCGAAAGGCCAAGCGTTGCATATTTTGAGGCACACCTATGCGACGCATTTCATGATCAATGGGGGCAATATCATCACGCTACAACGGATTTTGGGGCACGCTAACATTCAGCAGACCATGACGTATGCGCACTTTGCTCCTGACTACTTACAAGATGCGGTAAGGCTAAATCCTCTGGGAGGTAAACTCGCCATGTTGTGACCACATCGCGTCCACACTCAGATGGTTTTACATGGGCACCAATGGGCCCCAATGCAGTAAAACCGGAAAGCTCGGCAGGTAATCTAAGCCGCGGGCACAATACAAGGCCACCGGACGGTGGCCTTGGTTTTTTACCCTGTAGACGACAGGCGCCTGACTCACTTAGAGATAAAAGGCCTCAACGGTGCCTTTCAGGGTGATCAGAATGGGCTGACCGCGGCGATCCAGCGCCTTGGGGGAGGGGATTTTTACCCAGCCTTCGCTGATGCAATACTCTTCGACGTTGGTGCGCTCTTTGCCATTGAGTCGAATACCAATCTGGTGTTCGAAACAGGCGGCGACATGGTGCGGGCTGCGCGGGTTGCCTGCAAGGCGATCCGGCAGTGCCGGCTTGGTGTTGGTATCGCTCAT